AATTAAAAGATTATCTAAACGCAATCAACCATACCAAAGAGAAACTGCTTGATAGTGAAGATGAAATGTGGGAAAAGAAATATCCTGCATACATTGTAAATAAATGTCTTGCTCCATTTCAAGATACAGTATTTCTAGTAAATGAAATGAATATGAATCATCACATAGATAATAAATTACAATTTGACTTTTTACTAAATACTCTAAGAACAAGGAAAAGATACACACCTTGGTTGAAAGCGAAGAAAGAGAAATATTTAGAATATGTAAAAGAGTATTATGGATACAGTAATGAGAAAGCAAAATCAGCTCTTAATATACTAAATGATGAACAAATAAAAACTATCATGAATAGTTTAGATAAAGGCGGTAAACATGGAAAATAATATAGTTTGGAAACAAGAGCAGATGTTTGAGGTTCTGTTAAAAGAACCAGATGACTTCCTAAAGATAAGAGAAACTTTATCTCGCATAGGAGTTGCTTCAAGAAAAGAAAGAAAGTTATATCAGTCTTGCCATATACTTCATAAACAAGGTAAGTATTATATCGTTCACTTTAAAGAATTATTTGCACTTGATGGTAAGGATACTAATCTATCAGAAAATGATATTGCTAGAAGAAATACAATAGTTAAACTTCTAAGTGATTGGGGATTGGTAACTATGAAAGGAACACCAGAACCGATTGCACCATTAAGTCAAATTAAAATTATTTCTTTTAAAGAAAAAGATGAATGGATGTTGGAAACTAAATATAACATAGGAAAGAAAAAAGAGGTAGAGTAGTGGCGTATTCAGATAAAGTTTTAGACCATTATGAGAATCCTAGAAATGTAGGTTCTTTTGATAAAGAAGATAAGAATGTTGGCACAGGTATGGTCGGTGCACCTGCATGTGGTGATGTTATGAAACTTCAAATTAAAGTAGATGATAATAACATTATAACAGATGCTTGTTTTAAAACTTATGGTTGTGGTTCAGCAATTGCCTCATCATCATTATTAACAGAATGGGTAAAAGGTAAAACCCTTAATGAAGCAACAGAAATTAAAAATACAGATATTGCAGAAGAACTTGCACTACCACCTGTAAAGATTCATTGTTCAGTTTTAGCCGAAGATGCAATCAAGACTGCAATCGCAGACTTACAAGAAAAACAAGAGGCACAAGGTATCTGGCAACCAAACGAGTAAATACATTATGAAGAACTTTCAATCGTTCATCACAGAAGAAAATGTGAATGATGGTGATATCCAAATCGCCGTCTTAACTAAAACATCTTCAAATAAAGAAGAAGTGGTTGCAAATCAACTTAAAAAATATTCAGATAAAAATAAAATTCCATGTCACATTGTTAATACAAGAGAAGCATGGGTATCAGATAATGATTTAGAAAAAGGTACTTTAACCATATCAAATGTAGAGGGAGATAGACTAGACTTTGATGTACATAAAACAGTCGTTTTTGTTAGAGCAGGAGTATTAGATGATGAAGTAGGTCTTGCATTACTTTCTACTTTTGAAAAGGCAGGTGCATTCATGATTAACAATCGAGATGGTATGTTAACTTGTGATAACAAAATGACATCCTATATAACATTTAATCAAAATGGAATACAAACACCTAAAACATCATTAATTAATAATGAAGATTCAGTTGCAGATGCACATAAAAGAATAGGTGGTAAGTTTCCTGTTATTATAAAAACAATTACAGGTACACAAGGTATTGGTGTATCTATTGCAAATGATTATAAAAGTTTAATATCAAATGTACAATCACTATGGAAGTTTGGAGCTGAACTTTTAATACAAGAATTTTTAGAAATGGATTATGATGTTAGAACTATTGTAGTAGATGGTGTAATTATTGCCTCTACTAAAAGAGTAAGACCAAAAGAAGATTTTCGTTCTAACAGACATAGAGGAGCAGAAACATTTCCTTACAAACTTTCTGATGATGAAAAGGAAACAATACTAAACGCATATCGTTCTACGGGTGCATACATGGTTGGTGTAGACCATACAATCGTAAATGGTAAAACATATATTTTAGAATGTAATGGTTCACCTGGTATCGGTTCCAATTTTGGAAATGGTGATGGTGAATTAACAACCAATGAAAGATTAATTGAAAAAATAGTTACGCATGTTGGAAAAGTTAAAAGTAGATTTGTAGGTTCAACACAAGTTGCTGGATATGTAGAAAGATTAGAAATTGTAGGACTTGGCCCATACCGTGCTAAGTTTGATACAGGTAATGGAACTAAAGCATCTATGTTTCATGTAGACAAATTAGAAATAAAAGGTAAGATGGCTAAATGGGAAAGAGATGGTAAAAAATTTACTAGTAATATAGTTGGTGTATCTCATCCTATACATGTAGATAAAATAGATAAAAGACCGATGGTTATGGTTGATTTAAAATTTAATAACAAATTATATAAAGATGTACCAATAGGATTGACAACAAGAGATTCTAAAAGTACATTTTTAATTAATAGGGAATTACTCACTAGATTAAAAGTTGCAGTAAATCCCGACAGGAAATTCGTTCTATCTAGTTATATAGAGCGAGGTGATAAAAATGATACAGATATGAGGGACCCAGAATGATAAATGCACTAAGAAAAAAATATGAAGCTGAAGTCGCAGCTGCAAAAGCGAACATTGATGTTTATATAAACAATCCTGTAGGTATTGGAGAACACCCAGACCTAGTTGGAGCAATGGATTTAGAAATGACAAAGTTGGCAGATGCATCTGATAAACTTGCAACATTAAATTCATTTTACCCAGAAACGGCAGAAGAATTTTTACAAGAAGAAAACAAATAAACATTGACAAAACTTGTTGAGCCAGATATACTGGCGGATATATTATGAACTTTTATACAAATGTAACACCATGGGGTAATACCCTGCTTGTCAGAGAATATGTGAATGGAGAAAGGATTAATCGAAAGATTAAATATTCACCTACTCTTTTCTGTAAAGTAATTAAAGAAACAAAACATAAAACCTTAGATGGTCAATATGTTACACCTGTAAAACATAATACAATCAAAGAAGCAAAAGAGTGGTTAAAGTCTTATGAAGACCAACCACATTTAATCTTTGGTAATACTACATTTCAATATAATTATATTGCAGATGAATATCCTAGTTTTGTAAAGTGGGATGTTGATAAAATTCTTATTGTAACGATTGATATAGAAGTTGCATGTGAAAATGGATTTCCAAACCCAGAGGATGCGATTGAACCATTACTATCAATTACAATTAAGAATCATCAAAACAAACAAATATTAGTTTGGGGTACAGGTGAATATAAAAACACGAGAGAAGATGTTACTTATGTTAAATGTAAAAATGAAAAAGAATTAATACAAGAGTTTTTATCTTTCTGGCAAAAGAATCAACCAGATATTATTACAGGCTGGAACACAGAATTTTTTGATATACCTTATGTATGTAATCGTATAAAAAATTTATATGATGAAACAGAAGTGAATAAACTTTCACCTTGGGGTAATGTATCAAGTAGAGAAATTTATCAAATGGGTAGAAAACATCAAGTCTATGATATTCAAGGAGTATCACATTTAGATTATTATGATTTGTATAGGAAGTTTACATACACCAATCGTGAGAGTTATAGACTTGACCATATTGCCCATGTTGAACTCGGTGAGAGTAAAGATGACAATCCATATGAAACATTCCGAGAATGGTACTTAAAGGACTTCCAATCGTTTATTGACTACAATATACAAGATGTAGAAATCGTTGATAGACTAGAAGATAAAATGAGATTGATTGAACTATGTTTGACTATGGCTTATGATGCCAAGGTTAATTATATGGATGTACTTGGTTCAGTTAAATATTGGGATATACTAATCTACAATGAACTTAGAAAAAAGAATATAGTAATCCCACAAAAAGTACAAAGAGATAAAACTGAAAAGTTTGAAGGTGCATATGTAAAAGAACCACAAGTTGGTTTACATAAATGGGTAATGTCTTTTGATTTAAATTCACTATACCCACATCTGATTATGCAATATAATATTTCACCAGAAACATTAGTTGCAAATGAAAAAGTTAAAAACATGTCTGTTGAGAAAATGCTAAATAAAAGTGTAGATACATCTATATTAAAAGATGCGACTATGACACCAAATGGTGCTTTGTTTAAAACAACTCAAAAAGGATTTCTACCTGAACTCATGCAAAAGATGTATGATGACAGAGTGAAATTCAAACAGTTAATGTTGGAGGCAAAAAAAGATTATGAAAGAACTAAAGACCCAAAACTTAAAAAAACAATATCAAAATTTAATAACATCCAAATGGCTAAAAAGATTTCTCTTAATAGTGCATATGGTGCTATTGGTAATAACTGGTTTAGGTATTATAATCTTTTGGTTGCTGAAGCAATTACTACCAGTGGTCAATTTGCTATTAGGTATATTGAACATTCTCTTAATGGGTATCTTAATAAGATACTTGAAACCAATGGAGAAGATTACATTATTGCATCAGATACGGACTCGGTGTATATTTGTTTTGACAAACTTGTTAGCAAAGTATTCAAAGGAGAACAAGACAAACGAAAAATCGTTGACTTCTTGGACAAGGTCGCTACAGATAAAATCGAACCTTTTATTGATAAGGCTTATAAGGAACTCGCTGAATATGTAAATGCATATGAACAAAAAATGGAAATGAAAAGAGAAGTAATTGCAGACAAAGGAATTTGGGTTGCAAAGAAAAGATATATTTTAAATACACATGATGTTGAAGGTGTTCGTTATAAAGAACCTAAATTAAAAATCATGGGTGTTGAAGCTGTAAAGTCATCAACCCCTGCACCTTGTCGTGAGAAAATTAAACAAGCATTAAAAATTATAATGAATGAAGATTCAAAAGTGCTAAATAGTTTCATACAAGATTTTAGAAAAGAATTTATGACACTAAACCCAGAACTAGTTGCGTATCCACGCTCTGTAAATGGATTAAACAAATGGACTGAATCACATAATCTATTTAAGAAAGGAGCACCAATACATTGTAA